CTGCCGGTGAGTAGCTGTAGGCCGCCCAGATGTGGAAGCTCACCAGGCCCGGCACTTGGGAGACGGCCGTAGCCCGCCACTCACCCCGCTCCACCATCCAACGCTTTTTGCTGTGGGGGATCAGCTCGAGACAGTTCTGGCATTCGTACTTGCCGGCATCTTCGCCCTCCTTTCGCATCTGCTCCCACCGCAGCGTCTGGTGATCGCCGCAGAACGGGCAGGGCACATAGAACCGCCGCTGATCACCCTTCAGGAACCACTGCTCGGTCTTGCCGCCTACCTCCGCCTTGAAGATCGGCGTGCCGCCAATGGCAATCTTCCGGTCCCAATAGTAGTCCGCCCGGTTGCGGCCCAGCTTGATCTGATCGCCTTCGCTGATCCTCTCGTAGGCGTCGGGCTCATCGAACAGCACCACCTTGCGCGATTTCCTGCGGAACGATCGGCCGCTGGCCGCGTTCACGATGTCGATCAGGCCGCCATTCGTGAGGATCTTCAGCAGGATGGTGTTGGTCGCCGTGTTCCTGGCCTTCGACTCCGACATCAGGCCCTGGAGCACAGGCGTGTCGTCAAACAGTGGCTTGATCTCTTCCTTGCTGTAACCCTCGGCGTCTTCCTTGACCGGCTGAACGACCATGATCTCGCATGGATCGTGGTGGCTGTAGTACTGAATCACCACGCCGTACATCTTCGTCCAGCCCACGCGGGCGGACTTCATGCAGGCCACCATCTCCACCTTGGGATCGGTGAAGCAGTCCAGAATCTCCCGTTGATACGGCAGGGTGCGCCAGTTCTGTTTCTGCGCCGTGCTGCCGGTGAGCACCGCGTTCTGATCGGCGTACTCGCTGAGCTGCAGCTTGGGCGATGGCTTGAACCACCGCAGGATTTGGGCCTCCAGTTCGGCCACTGTGGCGCTGCTCATCGCTCGCCCTCCGCCGCCAGCTCGAAGAGGGCCTCGCGGAGCATGTCTTTGAGGATCTCCACCTCTTCCGGGTCCAGGTGGGGAATGCGCTGCTTGGCTGCACTGGCCGTCGCCAGGATGCGGGACTTCACCCGGCCAATGGTGTTGGCCCAGGCCCGCTCCACATCCTCGCGCTCCAGCAGCTGGCCCTCCTTCTGTTTGCGCTCCAGCTCCAGCAGGTTGGCCTGCTCAAACGCCTTGCGCTGCTGGCTGATAGTGTAGGACGGCAGCTCATCATCAGCCAGGGGCTCATCAGGCGGGCGCTGCGGTGGCGCGCTGGCGCGGGCGGTGTCATCGCGCACGCCGGGCTTGTCGCGCACCGCCTGGCGCTGATCGATGTTGGCCAGGTACTCATCCACCAGCAGGGCGGCCCGCACGCGCACCGGGGCGGTGCTGGCAGTGGAGCGCGGGAGCTTGCCTTGCTTGCAGAGCTTCTCCAGGTTCTGCCTGGTGCAGCTGCGGCCGGTTTTGGCGCGGATCAGCTCGGAGCCCTTGCCAGCGCTCAGCAGTTGGTCGGTTGCAACCGTCATGCAACCAGACTATGGCTGTGGTTGCGGTTCTGGATATATAGAGCGGAGCTTCCAGGGCTGGGCAACCTAATTGAGAAAATGATATCGCCATATTATCGGCGCGACGGGACGACCCATGCTAAAGGGCCCCAGGGAGGACCCGCAGATCCCTTGCGCCGCAGTCGTTCTCATTGTTCGCAATAACTTAGCCGCTCTCTACCGCCCTACCATTAGGCTTGTTGATTCTCAATAAGCAATCAACGAGCAGTCGCGAGCGCTCGTTCGAGTGAGCTGCGCAGATAACCACCAGCCACGCGGCTCACGGTCTCGCGGCCAACCTGCTCCATCGGGAAGCGTGGTTGATAGCGGGGCTCGCTGCTGGTCTCGATGAAGTACGGGAACAGCTGCTCGCGTGAGCGGCGGTAGACACCAACAGGCCTACCACCACCCTTGGGCTTGCCAATGAAGAATCCCCCGCGGTTGGTCGTGCTCAGGCCGCGGGCTATCTGGCCGAACAGCGCCTTGCGCGGGTTGCCTCTCCCATCCACCGCCAGTCCCGTGGGAACCAGCTTCCCTGTCACCCTGCCCCCGCTAAGCCCTCGCAGGTAGCCCTCAAAGGCCTTGGGGTAGCGCTGCCCACCACGGATCTGCGGGCCGAGGTAGGGCCTGTTCTCCTGGGCCCCTACCAACACAGTGGGGTCCGCCTTGTTGCCCCGCTGCACAACAAACGCCCGTTCGGTAAATCGGGTCGGGTCGGTGAATGAGCGCCGGGTCTGATCAGACAGCGCCTTGCGCACGTCGAAGCCGGTCTTGTTGAGGGCCTGACTGATTGCGAACGGCATCTGCCCCCGCATCGTGCCCAGCCAGAGCAGCGCCTTGGGGAGGTCGGACTGAATGTCCAGGCGCAGATCGGCCACGTTCAGAACCGGATACCCACCCCCAGTCTGTCGGGGGCCTACCGAGAATCGAGCAGCTCCTCCAGCTCCAGCCGCACCAGATCAAGATCAGTGGGCAGATCCCACGCCATCCACTCGTCGGGGTCTGCAGCGCTGCTCACCGTGATGGTGCCGACCGTCTCCCAGTTGCTCACCCAGTTCAGGATCAGCTCCTGCCACCAGGCCAGCCAGGACACATCACGGCTGAGCAGATGGGACGGCGAGGCGGCGCGTTTCATCGCCAGGGGAGCGGTTGCCTCAGTCTGTGGGCCGATGAAAAACCCCACCGGCCAGGGCGGGGTTGAACCACTCGTCACGTCAGGGGTGCCACGCCCATGGGCAGGGTAGGGAGGGCCTGCAGGCGTTACGGGTGTTACGCCGGTGTAACAGCGACCGTAACACCCGAGATCGACCGGGCCACGGGCAGTCTCAGCCCTCTTGTTACGTTGTTACACCTCTATTAGAAGAGATAGAAGAAGAAGGGGAAAGGCCAAGGCGTAGCAGGGTGCATACCTACAGCAAGGCGCTTTTCTCTATAGGGGGGTATCTACCCCCCAAACGACCGTAACGGCGTAACACACGCTCCACGACTGCGATCTGAGCGTTACGCCTGGCGTTACTGTTACGCCTCGGAGCTTGGGATGGCCAATGAAACGGCCCTGCTGACACCAGCCATGCCCTTGAACCGCACGACGCCGGCCTTCTTCGCGCCAGGCAGCCTGGTGAGCACAGTGGCGTAACAGTCCATCCATGGCGTGCCGTCGAGGATGCGCCTGAGCGCCTTCGCCGTGTTGCTGATCACCAGGCGCTCGCCCTCTACCTTCACGCCGATGCGGCCCAGGTGCGACTCAGCGGCAGTGGGCCCGATCTCCATCGATGCAGCGCTGCCTCGGGCGAGCTCCACCAGCTCCCAGATGGTCCGGCTGTAGGCGCTGCCGCGGTCGCCCTCGACCCTGATCTGGTGCTGCAGGAAGTGCTGCAGGCAGCGTTCCTCATCGGCCTCGGACTGCTCCTTGTAGGCGTCCCAGTTGTTGCCATCGATCAGCTGATAGGCGTCTTCGATGGTGGCGGGCCTGGAGTTCATCAGCGACCACGCGCCAGCCAGCAGGGTGCCGTACTGATCACCCTGGCGTTGGGAGTCGAAGCGCTCAGCAGCAGCACGGCGGAACACGGCGACGGAATCGCGGATGATCGGGATCTGCTGCACCATGCGCAGCATCATGCGCTGGCCCAGCTCCACGGTGCACACCCTGGTGATGTCCGCGTCGAGCGCTGTCCAGTGCGCTAGGCGTTCAGGCTTGGGCATGAATGACGGGTTGCGCAGGGTGAGCTGAGCGAAGCGGGACTGATCAGCGCCTTGTTTCAAGGCTGTGGAAATCGAGCACAGCAGGAACATGGAGCGAATGGTGAAGCTCTGCGCGGTGCCATCCGCGCCGCCCTTGCCGATCACGCCGCGGCCTGAGCTGGAGCTGACGCGGGCCAGGGAGAGGATGTTCTGGATCCGCTGGCGGTCGGCCTTCTCGTTGGATTCGGCCTCATCGAACACGACGGGCGCGGCATCAGAGCGCAACTGCTGGCGGATGAATGCCTCGGTGGTGTTGCCTTCGGGGAACAGCGCCAGCGATTCGATCAGCGGGCCAATGAGGCGATCGAGGATGGCGGACTTGCCCGAGCCGGCCGATGCGGTCAGCCAGATGTGCGGACGCCACTGGAGGGCGCCACAGATCGGGGCCAGGGCGATCCATCCCGCCAGCAGCAGACCCGACGCAGGGACCTCCCAATGGAAGCGCGAGGCGATGTCGATGATCTCCATGCCCAGCTCATCGGTGAGCGGTTCGAGGTGGTCAGGGAGGTCGATCGATGCGAGGCGCTGGTAGTGGAAGCGTGAGCTGGGCGCCTTGGTGATGGGATGCTGCGTGCCATCGATCAGCAGGCGGTCCCCCAGGTGCAGGACCGACCTGCCAGCGTCCCACCAGGCGCCGCGGCCACGAATCCGGTCTGGGCTGAAGATCCCCACCCGGGCCTGCTCGGCGAACAGCGAGGATGCCGCGGCCAGCCAGTTCACGCCGGTCTTTGACGGGTAGAGCGCCTCCCAGTAGGACAGCTCAGCGAGCTGCACCAGGTTGGTGCCGGTGTGGCTGCCGCGGGCGATGGCCACCACCTGGCCGGTGCTGCGGGGCTGGTAGTAGAACACCCCCTCATCAAATCCCAAGCAGAGGAACGGGCGGGATGTCGGGAGGTCGGCGATGACGCGGACCGGCTCTGGCTTAGGTGCAGCAGGCTCAGGCTTAGGCAGGCCCTCCGCGGCCTTGGCGAACTTCCGCAGGGCGTTGATGGCCTGGCGCTGGGTCCAGTCGGTGGCATCGGCCAAGTCCCAACCATCGGACGCAGATTCCGGCGGAGCAACGATGGCCACCGATGCGGCGATGGGCAGCAGCTTGGCGGCGACCTTCGCCATGCACGCTCGGCCGGGCTCATCGGCATCGGGCCAGAGCGTCACGTTGCGGCCCGCCAGGGCCTGCCAGTCCACGGTGTTGATGCCGCCCGTGCCGCCGCACCAGGCCAGGCAGGCGTGATCAGGGAACAGCTGAGCAGCAGCGTCGGCGGCCTTCTCGCCCTCGGTGAGCAGCACCGGCGCGTCTGGCCTGGTGGTGAGATCCGGCAGGCGATAGAGCGGACGGGGTGCGGGCCATTCCGACTTGAACGGGTCGCGTTTGCTGGGGTAGTGCCAGCCACCGTCCAGCCAGGTCCGGTGCACGAACAGCTTGCCGTCGGGCTGAGGGATGCGCTGCACCCAGAACAGCTGCTCACCAGCCGCGTTGCGGTAGCACCACTGGGCGGTGGCCCGGCCCAGCGTGGGGGCGGCGACATCGGCTGGCGGCTGATCGGGGATGCGATGCGGCCGGCCCTTGGCTTTGGGCTTGGCGGCCTGCGGCTGCGGCAGGCCCAGGTGTTCCTTAACCCTGCGGCAGGCGTCCTTGAACTCCCAGCCCTTGACGCGCATCAGCAGGTCCATGCCATTGCCGCCGCCACCCATGCGGTCCTTGCCGCCGCATTGGTTGCAGAACCAGCCGCCGGGGCCGTCGTCGCAGTCCCACCGGTAGCGGTCCTCCCCGCCGCAGTTCGGGCAGGGCTGGTGAGTGTCGGTGAGCTGCTCAGGCGATAGGCCGCCCAGCTCCATCAGCAGCCGAGGCCAGCTGCCGTCCGCTGCTTCAAGGGGCATGAGGTCAGCCCGCGCGGCGAGCCTTGGATGGGGCCAGGCGGTCCATGTCTTTACGGATCAGCAGCCGCAGGAACGCTGCCCTGGTCGTGCCGTAGTAGGAGGCCTGCCCATCGAGGTGGGAGACGAAGGCCTCGTCCAGCTCGATGGTGATGCAGCGCTTGCCTTCAGGGACTGGCCAGGTGGGCATGGGGTCGGGTGTGGGTCTCTCCACTGTAGGGGGTGCGGAACCGGTACCTTAGAGGCTATGATGCGGAAGTCCATCGCACAGCAGTTCCCCGCCGCTCACCGCTACTCGCCTCACCGCCGGGCGTCGCTATTCCCCGCAGCCCTACGCCTTGCGACGGGGGCCTCACCCGAGGCCCCACACCCCACCTCTCAGCCTGTGGTTGTCAGGTGGGCTGATTCCAGTTCACCAGCCGCCACGCCACGCGACTCCTCCCGACGCCGCGCATCACCGCTCGACTTTCCGCTACGCATCGCTCCGCAACTCGCCGCACCGGGAGCCCTTCGGGGCTCCACACCAATAATCTCCGCGCCAGCCGCGTGACCACCCTCACCCTCCGCCCCTACCAGCAAACCTTCACCGCCGACATCTCCGCTGCGCTGCGCATCCATCGCCGCGTGGTGGGCACGATGGCGACCGGGTCGGGCAAGGGCACGGTGGCTGCGCACATGGCGGCCACGGCTG